TGATCCCATATATTATGTCTTTGGTCATTTTGGAAATACATATCCGTTGGCTGTATTAATGGCTTGTCGAACTGCTCCAGGAAGTGCAGTTTGAATAACTTGATTTTGTACTTGTTGTGCATCGTTACGTACAATACTTGCTAAATTAGTTTTAGACAGTGTATTTTGAACGTTAAGCGATTTTTGTACTGCACCAATAACGTTTTGTAATCCGCCTCGTCCGTCCATAATTGCTTGTAAGTCTTCGTAGATGCCGACGCCAGCATCTAATAATCCGCCTTGGCCAAGCACAGTTGCCTGACTTCCAGGTCGAGCTAGTGAACTCAGTATTTGATCGTATCGGTTAGGATCAGCAAACCCAACAACATTTGTATCTGGGCGTACTGCACCAATAGCTCCAGAATAATATTTTACAGTTTCATATTTGATGGTCATGGTATGTGTCATTACACCATTGCCTTGGCTGTAGTCATAGGTGTCATGTTGCCAATCTGTGATCATTGGATTAACCAGTACATACGCAGCAAACTTGTGTTGATTTAATCCGTAGATTTTAATATCATTGAAGAATGGTGGTTTACCTGTAGGGCTTTCAGTACCGTCTGAATACCCTTCGCCTATGTAACCCCAGTCATTTACAAATCGGTCTTTATTATATAAATCTCGAACATTGTAGTTATATCCGGCCGGAGTTGTTTGTAAATTACCGCTGGTACCGTTGACGTTTGGCACACCTTCGTACTTTTGACTAGGATCTTTGTAGTAGTAACTATAGTAGTTGTACCACATATTTCGTATCAGGTCGCCACCATCATCATGAAATGTGATCTTAACGGGCTGATACTCAATTTTATTCTGCACTAATCTTTTACGATTATATTGATTCATTGTATCAACACTGATCTGATAGCTAGGTAAATCGATTGTCTTAACAGTAAGACCTACGCTGGCAAGATCTCCTGCACCAAAAACAGATTGAAGTGCTGGAATTCCTGCAAGATTTATGTTGAAAAACGTATGAAATAAGAACTTAAGGCGAGGAGCAAGCTCGTACCCGTTGGTTCTAAAAGTTTTATCGGCGTGTGTATAATCCCTAAAGGCGTTGTCTCCAACGAAGCCTTTAAGGAAGTCTTGACCAAATGACATTGTTTATATGGCCAGTGGTTAGCTGGCTATTATTGTGAACCGGCCGCTGTAGCCAGGCTTCCAGCAGTTCTAGCAAATACACCACCAATTGAATTAGCAGTTTCAGCAGTATCACTCATTTCGCTTTGTGCTGCATTATCAAAGGCAATTGATAGTTGAATTGTCATTGCCTCACTAGTACCATAATTTGCGTCACCGTAGTTTACGCTCTTTAGATAGCAACCGTATAAAGCCCAAGTCTCTAACACCTGTGGTGTGCTTGCACCGTTACCACCGTCAAGTACTTGGAATACTGTTGTAAACTTGTAATCAATACCAGCAGCAGCAGATGCCATTTCTAAAAAGTCCAATTGCTTTTGCAACTGTTGGCCAACTAATGTACCAACTACACCAGTTGAATCATCACGTAAATTACAAGTAATATCAGCCCAGCTGTGTTTTCCAGCTAATTTAATTGTACTGTTGTAAATAGGCACTGGAATTTCTTCAAATGTAACAGTTGGACGAGTGAAGTCCATTACTTGTTGTGTCAATGTAACTACATCTCCGCCCGATGGGCCAAAATTAGTAAAATTTACACGGAAACGGTATTTTAGTTTTGGCATCAACAACCCGGTATTGGGCGGTTGACCTGATCCAAAAACTGACATTCTATTAAGTGATGCACTTGACATTGTATTCTCTCCTATATGCTGTTATTTATTACCATTGAGTCTCTCTCAAAAAGCAGGGGATTAAGCCCCTGCTGCAATTGCTCCAGTGTTCTTGATACGTACTGGAATATAGATAAACTCGACTGCTTTCACTGGCTCGATAGCAATGTCTACATATAGTTCATTACGATCTATACGTGCAGGTGTNTTATTTGTTAAATCACAAACTACCAAATAGTCATACAATCCACGTTTAGCAACTAAATCTTGCATTAATCCGTCGATACTGTTCTTAATTTGATTACGTGTAATTTGATCATTTGGTTCAAACAAGTACTGTTTGCCAACTGTTTCAAGTCTGCCACGAATGTACGCTACTAGACGAGCAACATTAATACGATCCATGGCACTTGCCACCGAAGTTACAGTCTTATTACCAAAGTTAGTGATACCAACACCAGGAATAAAGGTAATTGGATTAATTGCATTTTCATACAATACATCTCTTAGACCTTGATTAACACCTAATGGCTGGAATTCACCAGTTGTTGCATTGATATAACCAATTTGTACTGCATTGTCGATTACACCTCGACGTACACCAGCTGGTGCTAACCATGGATATGATACTTCGTCACTGCGAATAATTGTTCTAATCATCATGTGACTTGGAGCAGTTACTACTGGGCTACCAGTTAAATCAGTTGTTTGGCAACTTGGATAGAAAACACCCATATAATCGCTAGCAGAGACTAATCCATCACCTGTGGTTAATCCAAGTCCATTGTTGTTTGATGCCCAAGTAAGAATATCTTGTGGGTCTAATCGCAATGGTGTGTCGCCAATTACAAACGCAGTATCACTACGCTCGTTGTTTAATCCAATCATATTTGGCATTAATTCTGGATATTGTGGGCAAGCCAATAAATTAAATTGGCGTTGTTCTTCACGGATATCGGTGCTTGTATCAATTCCTGATTTTAATGCAGCTACGATCAATGCACGTTGTGCTTGACGTCCCATATATGGACTACCATCGGCTTTGAGACCTGATGTAGTTACCCATGCATTTGTTACGTCTGGTAATGATGAGTCTGGGAATGATTGTCCGTTAAAATAGTTAACCTGGAATGACTTGACATTGAATCCACTGCGACGTGAATTCCACAACAACATACCTTGTGGATACAAGCTAGGATCTGGTGCGTCTAAATCTAAATAATCACTTGTCAGCAGACTTACAATTGTTGGAATTGGATCAGCAATAGGATCTGTGCTGCCATTTGGTGCCCAACGTGCGTCGGCAAATAGCACACCGTTACCAGTGGTTTGATCGGTGTTGTTGATAGGTACCCATTGATCAACTCCTTCGACATTTTCCCAACGATTGATCATTGGATAATTTTCCAAATCGCTGGTGTCAATCCAAAGGTCGCCGTATTGTAATGGACTAGAACTTGCATCATTTTGTGTAGTTGGCGCAGTGGCACTACATATAGGACCAGTTGCATTGGTCATTGTCAAATCATATCCGCGAACATCATTGGATACATTTTGATATCCCATCCATTCACCGTTGTCTTGTATCATAATATCAACTTGATCAGCTGAACTGTAATACCACAAACGACCATCTGCTGGATCGCGATCTGGAGCGGTAGTGCTAGAAACGTATGTAAACTGTGGTGAATCTGTCCAGTTACTGATTACTAAACCAGCACCAGTGGTGTTGAACAAATCACGCACAAAAGGAGTGCCAGTAGTAAATCCAGCTGAGGTAAAAGGCGCTAATCCATTGTTACCAGGATATATGATAATATCGCCACCTTGTGTATGACTGATTACCAATGCTCCAGCACTGTTCATTGAAAAACTAATATAAGATGGTAATCCAGCACCGCTGACAGATGTTAAGAAATCTTCAATTGTTGTGCCTTGTATTGTAATAGTTGTTTGGCCAGCATAGGTGCCAGTGCCCGGCACTGTATAGTTGATTCCGAATGTATTATTGTTGACAAACGGGCCAGGGGTAGTAGTTGTGCCTGTTGCAATTGTTGCTCCAAATGCACCACGCTCAAATATTTGAGCAGTTGCTTTTTGTTCTGCTGCTCCGCCGGCATTGGTAACATCAGTTTGAACATATGTGGTTCCAATTGGAATTGTGCTTCCACCACCTGATGGATCAAGTCCGTACAATGCAGCACCGCCACTGATATAAGCTGGGCACGCTTGAGATACAAAAGTTCCCAACGTCGAACTGTATTTCTTAACTGCCATAAACATACCAAGATTTACATTGTTCATTTTTTGCCATACAGAACCAGTAGGTGCACCGCCTGAAGGACTAGTTGATTTTGTGTCCCAACGTGGAGCTTGATAGCTGTAACCGTGGTTGAATTGTGGAACATAATAGGTGCCAGTGGCAATACCACACAAAGTTAAAATGTTGTTGTTATTACCGTTTTGTATATTAACATTGCCATTGGCACTATTTGATGTGTTGTCGGCATAAATGTACAATTTATTACCAATATATCCTGAGTACACACCTTGTAATGCAGCATNATTGATATCTNTGCTTAATTGGGCAACTGTTGTGCCTGTTGCAGTTACAGATTGGCCGTTGATTAAAATCGTATCACCTGGAGTAAACACGCTTCCACTTGTTGCTAGTGTAGCAGAAATAGTAGGCCATGATGTGTGCCAATCAGGAGATCCTACCCATACCCATGAATTGTACAAATCACTCAACACAGTTGAACTGGTTTGTGCA